GAAATCAAGACAAAATAAGGGCCATCCTCGTTGTAGAGGGTGGATATATAAGGGTTTTTTTATGCGGCTCTAGCAAACCGTGGAGATAGCGGGAACTTCAGAATTTTTGTTCCCAGTAAGTCTCTACCGGGGAGCCAAACATCCTTACTGGGAACTTTTTCCCCGTGAGCAATTATCATCTGAGGATTGTATTCGATTCTAACCGAATCATCCTCGATGAAAATTGCGTTAATAAAGCTGGAAAAAAAGTCTCTCACTTTCTTATTGTTGTTTGATGTCTTTATAACTGAGATCAATATCTGTCTCAGTTCTCCTACATTTTCAGCCGAAACCCCTATATCCGCCGGTGGCGTTTCCTGGTCTATTGATTGCAGGTCATCCTCCAGTTTTCTAATATCTGCATTGTGCTGACGCAGCCTGCTGGTGAGATCACCTAGATTCGGAGTGTCTTTCCCAAACTCCTCCATAACCTCAAAAAGCCTGGTTTGTTTTGCCTGGATATTCTGAATGCCTCTGATCACAGACTTTCTGCGATCGTTCCTGTCCTTTGCCCAGCTAGAGCTGACGTAATTCATTTCGTCTATAAAGGCCTCGAGGGCGGATCTGCTAAAAATCCTTTCGCAGATCTCATCCGTTAAGTATTCATCCAGATCCCTGGCTGGAATCCTGCGTGGAGGGTGCGCACGCTCAAGCACTGACGCCCTGCAGTTGTAATACCAATAGCGTTTGTATTGCCCTTTTGCACTTTCAATCTGCATGGCAGAGCCGCACTGCCCACATTTTAAAAGGCCGGTGAATTTATATGTGCTATGCGGGGATCCTGTTTGAGTGTTCGCCTGGTCTCGATCCAGCTGGAGCTGGACCTGATCCCACAGGGCATGATCGATGATTGGCTTATGGCTGTCCGCGACAACCCATTGCGACTTATCTCTGATTCTGCCGGTTTGTCGGTCTTTTCTTCCAAAAACTGTTTTGCCTATTACAACCTCATTTCTGAGCATCTTCGCAATAACAGACTTATCCCATCTTTTATTTCGATTCCTCATTCCTCGTTCATTGAGGAATATGGCGATTCCGCGAGAGCCCAGGCCTTTTGTTGCCTTGAGTTTAAATATCTTGTTAACGATCCTGGCCTCTTCGGGATTTTCCTCGAGCCGTTTCCGTTTGCCATCAGCTACAGCCTGGAATCCGAATGGAACGGATCCGCCATTCCAATATCCAGCCTTGGCGTTTTTGATCATGCTTCTACGGGTATCGGTTGAGGTCTGTCTGCTTTTTAGTTCATCGGTCAACTGATATATGTGCTCAAGAATGAACCCCTCATCCGTTTCTGGATTTATATGAACAGCTATGTACTCGATGAATGTGCCGGCAGTGCGTAGCCTGAGCCGGTTGCTCGGACCGGTGGCGGTATCACGGGAAAATCTGGCTGTGTCCCAGGTTATGAAATAATCCACCTCATGCAACTCGCAGAAGGCAATCGCGTCCTCAAGCTCTGGCCGGTTTCCACGCCAAGCAGATCGAGCCTTGCCCTCAACAAAAACCTGCAGGACTTTCGCCCCTATCTCCTCAGCGCGTTTTTTCCCTGCCTCAATTTGAGACGGGATTGATAAGTCACGGTCGGCCTGTTTTTTATCCGAAACCCGCGCATGAATAACTGCAGTTTTTTGGTCCATACCTAGACTTTATTCTTTTTAATGATTCGAGATATGTGGGTTGTGCTCACATCCTCACACAGTGAGGCCTTAATAATTTTCTGGATCTCAACTGGAGAGTGGTCAGCTGACAGGCTGGTTATCAGCTTATTCCTCTGAAATCTCAGATATCTTGAAAATAACGGGATACGGATCCGCGCCTGATCCCGAAGGCCTGGAGGAACCTCCATATTCTTTTCATCTAATATCAACCAAACACGCATGAAGTTGTCGACGCCAACGGCATCCGCAACCCGTAGCCACATCGAGCCAAGTCCCATATCGGCAAGCTCGCGCAGACGGGGGTCGTCGCGCATCTCCATAAAGGCCGTTTCGGATTCACTGCAGATATCTAGGTACCCACCTCCCCCTGTGGGGGTGCCCCGATCCCTATGCCGACCCCCCACCCCACCAGTACGATCGCCTGTATCCACCTGGTCAACCATCATTCCATCAAACGAGCTGCGCTTTTTGTCATTCATGGCCTCAGTAACCCCTTGATTCTGCTGGTGCACGCATAAAGTGAGCCGCGCCTTTCCCTACAACACGCAGCTTATATATAAATGAGTAGTTCCAGAGACCTAAACACTTTGCCCGTTCTAAATAAGAGTTCCCTAATGTTGTTTCTGCATCCCGCAAAGCCCAGAAACACTGGACGAGGTGAAAGTGCCAGGTACGGGGTATATGAGTTCCTAGGGGCTGGCGGATCCGCGTAAAGGCGTCTCTGCTAATCATGGCTGAGTTTCCTCGCTAGGTCAGAGACGGGGGTCCGGATCTTACTGAGAGGATTCGACTTGTGGATGGCCTTCGCCAGCTTCCTAACTGCCAGGTGTGTATAGACCTCTGTGCTGTTTGCGTCCTGGTGCCCCATGATGGCCTGGACAGTGAGCGTGTTCACATCATCCTCGGTGAGCTCTGTGCCGAACAGGTGGCGCATCGCATGAGGCCTCAATTCATCCCTGGGAATCCCTGCCTGCTCTCCATATTTAACGATCATGTCCCCAATCGATGATGCGCTGATACGGCGAGCCTCTCCATAATATTCATGCTCAGGCACCGTCCTGTTCCTGGTTGAAATGAACAGGACTCGGTCACCATTTGATAATGAGCGGTCTATCTGCCTGAGATCTGGGTGCCCCAGGTATGCACGGATCAGCAGCCTGGTCTCATGAGGCGCAGGCACCATGCGTTCCTTCTTGCCTTTTTCGAGGGTCCTGATCGCCAGGTTTTCGCGACCATCCTCATTATACAATATGAGTGATGATTCATTGAGTCCCACCACTCCGCTGATACGTAGCCCACAACCCATGAATACCGAAAGGATCGCCGCATCGCGCACGCCTTTTAAGGTGTCCAGATCCGGCTGAAGCATCAGTCGCTCAGCACTGGCCAGCTGCATCGGCACGGGCAAAGGCCTGCCCGCAGTCGGATAAGGTAGCGCCGTTGCCGGATCCTCGAGAATATGCCCCTTCTCATGCAGCCAGGCATAAAAACCGCGCACAGCCGCCACCATCGGCCGGCGGGCCCTGGGCGACATCCCTTCCCGATGAGCAAACAGGCCGGTGAACTCCTCGAGGTCTTCGATCGTCAACTGCAGGGCCTCTTTTTTATTATCCCTGGACCAGTCAACCAGCTTCTCGATCACGCCGCGATACTTAACGATCGTCGATTCAGACCGCCCCTCGTTGTGCTGCTTGTACCGCAACCAGTCCTCGACCAACTCATTCATATGTGAAAACCCTAGTTAAATTCATACTAAAAAAAGAAGTGGGGGCAGGAAAACCCGTGGATCCGTGGAAACGGGCCCATTCACCACCTAACTTATTGATACAAATGTAAATAGCACCCCGTGGAATTCCACACATTTGCATGTGGGCGGGGTAAAAATCCGTGGAAACAGATATGGGGTATATATGGAATCCGTGGAAACGGCACTCCTTATATATATACCCTTCCGAGTGTATATATTTCTTTCTTTTTAATATCTTAAGAAAGAGAGAGAGAGATAAAGGCGGAAAAGTGCCATGTGTAGATATATCTGGAATACGTGGAAATAAACGGCGAACCCGTGGAAATTGCCGCGCAGTTCGGCAGGATTTCGTTTCAAGGATCAAGCACTTAGGGAAATAGACCAGCAAATCCACGGATTTTTCAAGACCTACCCGCCAAGCCTTTGACGATCCACCCCCCCATTTTCCAAGGTCGCTTTTTTGTCCGCCGCGTTTCCCTTTTGGGGGGTGCGGGGGGATTCGAGACAACATGAGCGCCGGCTTAAACACTGGTTAACTCGGAAGGAGAGGCATGCAGGCCGTATTTGGCGATCCTATCAACGCTGAGGGCCATCATATGCGCCTCCCTGCGTCCTCCTATCGTCCGCTCGATATCTTCATCCACAACCACACCAGACTTAATGATCTGCTTTTTCAGTACCGTGGGAGACTTAACAGGTAGCATATTCCAAAGATCCCGCAGCCATACGCTCGTGCTGATGTGGTGCATGATCTGGCTGGGGCGAATAACCAGGCAGGTTTCACGCTCTCCAGTGCCGTGCGCCTTATCCTTCACATCGCTCCAGGTATACGGCATCTTGTAGTGATTGGATGCAATCTCGTTGAGCATGGTCTCCAGGATCCACACCCAGGGCTCACGATCACCGCTCGTATCAGCAATATGGCGGTTCATTTCAGCTATGCAATCGCCAATAAAATCGCCCTGGTCCCGATCAAGGCCCGCAAATTCACACAGCAGGCGCCATGAGGTAAGCAGGGCTGCATAATTGCCCTCCATGCGCGAGGCCCCGTTATCCTCTCCCGATGACCTGGAGTGCTGACGGATATATTCCAGGGCCTTGGCGTGCACTGTACGCACCTGGTCACGAGATAATCCCGTTAAAAACTGTAACCATTCACGTACAGGAAACCTGGAAAGGTCCTCAGGCATCATCGGGCCCATCTTTCCGCTTAAATCTGTGCGCACCAGCTTGCCGGTGAGCGATTTAACCGGTACATCCTCACCAGCCAGCAACACCGGCGCAGAGAGCAAATATTCCGTCATGTCGGAACCACGCTTGGTGCTGGTGTACTGGTAGCTTTGCTGCAGAGCTGATACCGCGTCATCGATGACCTTCTGTGTGTTCGCGCTCATTTCCTCCCATCCCACCGGGTGCGAGGTATGGCTGATACTGGTCAAAATACGAAAGGTTGTTTTCAGGCTTTCATTAGAAAAGAGGGTAAAAGCGATCGTTCGGGACAGGCGCAGCAAGAGCGTGGTCTTGCCCGATCCCTTATCCGCCTGCATAACCATGTGCGGCCAAAATCCCAGGAATGCCTTAAGGTGAGATCCCAGGGCCCAAACTAATGGCATAGCAGCTGCGTTATCTTTAAAGGTGTCCTGGTAAGCCAATAACACCCGGCGTGCATCATTCCTGGGCCCACTGGGAAACACCAGGTTGTGATAAGGGCACTGCTTATCCGGTTCAGTGAAATAACAATCTGGCCCCTCGTTCACAATCAGATTGCCCTCGCGCCATGCCAGCCCCACAAAGTTCACCGCGTGCCTGGCGCCAATATCCGCGCCACGCTCCAGAATGTTCAGCATGCGCAGGAATCCAGTCTGGCTATATACAGGCCCAAACTTGCGCCATTGGTCCACGTTATGCAGGCGCTCATCCTCGAACACGCGCCGGATCAACTTGTGCCCATGTCGGGGGGTTTGGACAGAAACAGAAAAAAGGACATTCGGCTGAGCATCCTGCTCACCGCTCATCGTCGCCGTGGATCCAGCGACCGTTACCCTGGAGATCGCCGCAACCCGAAAACCACAGACATCCCCATAGTCATCCTGGGTGCCGTCATCGGTCTCCGTGCGCTTGGTGATCATGCGGGTAAAATCCTCCTTAACCCGATAGCGCCAATACTGGGCAAAGTCATGCGAAGGCAGGAATATCCTGGATCGACCTTTCCCTTTGTCATCACCGCGCAGCCCGGCAATGGCCCACTGGTCATATTTTTGTAGCGCTACTTTTAGCTCAAGATCCCCCTGCTCTCGCAGAAAGTCGTTCACGTCATTACATTCCCACTCACTCTGATCAACCATAAACGAAGAGATATTCAAGGCGGTCAGCTGCTCATGGATCTGCCAGGCAGCTAATGCACCCGGGCAATAACCTGTCCTTTCATTCGGCTCATCATTGTCCATACACAAAACAACCTGCTTGCCCTGCAAAAAATGCCAATCGAATCCGCCCACATTGCTGGCACCGCGCGTGGCCACCGTTGCGGTACCAGGTAGGCCGCACACGTCGACAGACAAGGCATTGATCGGTGATTCGACCACATAAACCCTCTTAGCAGACTTCAACTTATTGAAATCAGAAAACCACAAAAATCCGTTTTTCTCGCCCTGGCATTGCGTCTTGAGTCCGCCATTAAGCTCAGGATCCAGATAGCGCATATCTGCAGCCACCACATGACCGGGGTTCATTGTTCGTGTGAAAAAAGTTACCGCAGGGCCACCATAGAATCGTTCACCTGGTGACTTAGTATCTGAGGTATAAGTGTTGAAACCCACCGATCTGCGTGCGATAGCCTTTGTCACAACCTCCTCGGTCAGACCCCTCTCCTCGATGAGATAATTGGCAGCTAGATTCAGATCCTCCGGATTAAAGCTTCTGCGTTCAATTAACTCCGGCAGAGTCAGCTTCCTGTCGGGTTCATTTTTTTTATATTCATCCATCGGAATATTGAATAAATCATGCAGCTTTCTGACCGCCTGGCCTACGTCTTCAATCTCGTCGTCGGCATACATCACCAGGTCAATACAGGATCCGCCGTCGCCCGTCGAGTGGTCTTTCCAGGCCTTGCCATCGTTATAAACAGAAAGTGATGCGCTCTTGTCCGTGTGGGCTGGGCTGTGATAGTTGCCATCACTCCCCTGGCGTTTCAGCCCAAGATATCCAGCCAGGGTATGCAGGTCGACCTGCTCTTTTAATTGCTCAATGCTTGCCATTGTCGGGACCAGTTAATAGGTGAAAGGGAGGTGCACACAAGGTTGAATCATTCGGCCATTAACTGAGCCCAGGAATAAGCCTCCTGCATCGATGTATCAGCGCGATCGATTAAGGCCGATACATCACGCCTCATATCCTGTAGCTCGTCTGCTGTAGCTCTATGATGGATATCTAAATGGCCCATCTCCAGCTCAAGTTTTGCCTTATCCAGGCTTTCAGAAACTACCTGGAGATTTTTGAACACCTCCCCTGCAGCGCGCTTTAATAATTTCTTTTCTGACATTGAATGAATGCTCCTAATTCTTTGTTGTGTATGAAACTGTAACGGGCCTTGCCCCATCCTCGCATCGCCCTTTCCGATCTCCATTTATAGAGTCATACATGGTCCAGCTAATCACCACCTCATCGGCACCTTTACTAAAAAACCAATTGGCTATTTGCTCAAAATCATCGAAGCTGTCATCCCATAGATAAATATATGCCTCATACATATCCTTTCCATTCTGGGCTTTTCCTTGATATCCAATTGCTGCGCATTCGCCGAGAGATTGCCCGGCTACAGGACAGCCTCCTCCTGTTAATTCCCTATTGATGGCATTCAAAATATCGTCTTGATCAATAGCTGGTTCCATCTCACTACCCTCAATTTCTAGTCAATTTCATAGTCAAAATCAGACGGGTCGAAATCCTTTGTGGATTCACATCGCCCGCAACACCAATAAATAATCTGCTCTGTACCAAATTCATGGGAAAAAGAATCATCATGCAAATCCCACTCGTGATCATATTCACCATTCCCCAGATAACAAGGTGCTCCGGCCGACTCAGAAATGCGTCTTGCCGTCCAGGGTGAAATAGACAGCCACGCCGGGATCGTCGGGGGCGTGCTGACTGGAATACGGCAGGCCATCAAGGCGAACCTTAATATTCGTGCTGATTACGATGGAGTATTCCGGGACCCGGTAGTCATGACCTCGCTTGTTCATCTTATCCAGCTCGCTCAGCAGTCTATTAACTGCCTGGGCAACGCTGATCTGTTTTTGATAACTCCATCCATGATCTGATCTGGATCTTGTTGAAAAACGAGCACGCTGCCGCGCATCATCAGGCGTGCGCTTCCAGCCATGAGGCCAGTCAAGCGGGTATCTTTGTTTTTGGTCTGACATAAGATTTGCTCCTACTGATTTACAAGGGCACGCGGTCTGCATCTCTGCCGAGCGGTGCTGTTTTTTCCCAATCTTTGGCTGCGCTGGTGTTATAGGGCTGTGAGTATGAGACTTTCCCCTTGTTAAACTGCAGGAATCCCCAGCTTTTGACCCGCGGGCGATGGATGAACAGAGTCCAGGTATTAGGCTTCGCTTTTACAATGCGATGGAAATCACGGGATAGAATGATATTAATCGAACCTGGATGCAGATCGCGCATGCGGAACCGCCATCCCTGCTCAGGGCAAAAATCAATCAGCCGTTCTTCGGTATATCCTCCCGTCAGAACAATAGCGATAGAAAATCCGAAAGGGTGATCATGTACCCACTCATCGCAATCGGATGCGACGAATCGATGCAGGTAGTGAATCAGTCCGGCTTTCTTGCCGAGCCAGTAGCGCTCCAGGTAGCGCTCATTTTCGCCGCGATGGATCAGGCGGCACGGGCGGTTCGCGGTGAAGCTGTATAAAAGTTTATGGATATTCATTGATTACTCCTCACAGACCACATCGATCACCACACCGTAATGGGTATCCGTCGTTGTGGCTGTTTTCTGTTTGCATTGCGGATCGATACGGCTCTGGTCATCTTGAGGAATGCTGCCGCTGCAGCAGGTGCCGAACAGGACGATCCAGAGCGCGATGGATTTATGCATCGTCCAGCTTCTCGATGTGGTCGATGCTAACCCCGCCGACATACCCGTCTAATTTAACGATTACGTCTCCGGACCCTATTTGCCAGGGATACGAGGCAATCTCAGCTCTTTCAAAATGGGCCAGTCCGACTAACGGGAAATATTTAACCGTTGTGCCCGGCGGGAATTGGCGAGCGAACTCGTGCATATCTGTGTTATTAGTCATGCCGACCTTTCTCCTCATATTTTTCAACCAGGCGGTTGACCCTCATATTGAGAAAGTCACGCTGATGCGTCAGTATTTCTGCCTCCTTGTCCATTTCGCAGATCAGATCGTTCAGCCTGGAAATCTCATCCATTAATTTCTGTCGCCTGCCGATAATCCGCACGGTCGGGCTGATGCCTATATCGTCCATTGCCTGCTTATCTTCTGGACTGATAAGGCCGTTGCGCACCAGCGGCGATCCGCCTTGCTTGCTGTTGTTCATGAATACTCCTGTTGATAATGTCTAAAACGCTTTGAGGCAGGCACTCCTCTGGCACGGAAATATCCAAATCCATATCCGGCAGGCCTTCGCTCTCGTTAAACTCGGTGATGAATGCAAAAGATTCCTTGAGTATGTTGAATACGCCTGGCCGCTCCTTTTTCAATATCGCCAGGAATTGCTTCCTGACATGTTCCGGATGACCTGAGAGAATGATGTGTGGCTGTACCGGCGTCCTATCCACGCGAACCAGAGACGGTGAGTCGACGTGATGGGGTGACCAAAAGCAGTAACTCTTACTCATGGCCAGAATGGATTCGCAATCCACTTCACGATTAACAGCCGTTCATTGTCATCAAGCGTTGAAACTGCTTCGACCAGGTCGAATCCATATCGGTTATAACCGAACCAAATCGCAGCAAAAAACTTCGCCAGGTGGACCTCGCCTGAAGACATGACCCCTAATTCTTTCTCGAACAGGCCTACCTTTAATCCACGACGGTCACGGTCCCAAAGGTGTTTGATTCTTGGCACCTGATCGAGCATTTTAAAAAATGATTCGACACTCATTGCCTCGCCCCCTAAAACAAACTCAATTCTTTAGACTGATACTGGTACTCACCGCGCTGACCCTTGATGCGATCGATCACGCCATCGCTATGCAGGGTGTTGGCGTATTTAAGGACCGTGCTTTTTGATAGCCCTGTCGCCTTTGAGATTTCGATCGCGGTGACTTTCTTCTCGCCCAGGGTTCTGAAATAAGCGTGCACCTTGTCAAAGCCTTCCATCGAGGCCTCCATGAGTTCGTTCAATCGATAATCGAGAATGGCATCCAGGGCCTTCATGTCGTCCAGGGCTTTCGAGTAATATCGGTTTTCATTAAAGGCCGGACGGGTACAAATCAGCATCGCGATAGCGCCTCCCATGAAATTTCTGGCGGCCACCAATCGCTTCTGCTCATCAGGCTGGGCGTCTTCGTTTTCATCCAGCTCATTCCAGATCGCGCAGATAATACCCATCAAACCCCTGCTGAAATACTCCAGGGGTGCGCAAGGAAAGTAACGAAATCCCGGATAGGGCTCCCCCCCGATTTCCTTTGGTGGGCACCAGCACGCCTCGCTCATAATCGGTACGCCGTATTTATTCATGACGCCTCCTCCATGGATTGCTCGACCTCTTCGCGATCGGGTTTCGTGTAGATCATTGTGCTACGCATATCTGCATGATTAAGGACGGCCTGGGCCACCCCGCGCGGATCCTCGGCCGTGCTGTTTTTCATAATTCGCTTGCCCAGGGTATGCCGCCACCAGTGAGGTGAGGCATCGACAGGAAGGCCTGCCTCGATGCGCCAGTGCTGCATGCGATCCTGGTAAGAGCGAACTGAAAGGCCCTTATGGTTACGGCTCATAACGAGCGGAGCATCTGGGTCCTGCGCGTACCCCATAGCCCTACGCACACTAAGCAAATCCTTCAATGCCACTCGTGCCTTTTTATTGATAAACACCCGACCGCCACGCTTTTTCTTGGCAATCGCTGGCTCATAGGTGAGGTACCCCGTACGCAGCGCCTCCTGGGCATGCCTGACTGTCAGGCCTGCCAACGTGCCCACGCGGATACCCGTTTGCCTAAGCAGACGCATCCAGGCATGGTCACGACGAGCCAGGACGCCAGAGCGCTGCCTGACAGTCAATAAAAGCTGGCGCTCCTCACTAGGGATTAAATATCTGGAAAATGCAGGTTCTTTTTTCATGGCTTTAGTCGCCTCCTTATTTACCCATCAGGCGGAAAAGCGAACGCCTTTCCGCACGCTGACAAACTCAATCAGCACCTTGTCGAATCGGCCTGATTGCGTCTTGTGCGCAGCCCGAGGGATCGCCAGCAAACCAGCCCAACCGGAAACATTGAGATAGGTCGACGCCGGCAAGGGCGCCTCAAAATGAACACCCGGGCCATGCACCACGCTCACCAGGCTGCGCTCCCCGTCTTCGCATTGATTCAGTAGCGTCATGATCAGACGGTTACCGATAACAATAGGCTGGCCAATCTCGGCCCAGATTTTTTTACGGCCATAGCCCGGTACGTGTTGCCCGGCATTCAAAATCTGGTACAACTCAGCCATGGGCCCGGTTCCTTTTTCTGGCCATGATCGACAGGCATCTGTGCAGCGCCGGGTTATCCATTGCCTTATCGAATCCTCCGATCTGCCGCCTCGCTTCATAAGAAAGCGTCTCAAATGCCACGCGTAACGCGCTATCATCCATCCCTACAGGTCCGTTCATTTCTCTGCGCCTTTGCATTGATCCTGCTCCAAACGCTGGACGAGTTCGGCACGGGCCTCATCGCCAAAAAAGGCAAAAATAAGCCCGGGTTCCACTGCCACAAACTGCCCAGGCTGAATATTGTCGGTGGTGCGTTTAATGCCCTTGCGCGCTAAAATTTTGGGAATCGGATGCGGCATAACCTCCCCTCCAGCAAGGCGAACGGAATCGTGATTACCGCCAGCACCAGCCATACACAGAAAAACAACAGCCACAAAGGCATGCGCCACCACCAGCCTTTTCTTTTCTTATTCATCGCAAATCGCCTCCAGCCGCTGTAGCAGCTCCAGTTTTACCGTGATGTCTTCAAACGTTTCCCGGCGGATAACCCTCAACTCAGCCCGCGTGACCTTGCCGTCTTCGAGCGATTTTTTAATGGCCTCGGCAGTCTCACCCTCTTCCGCCATCAAGGCGGCCCAGGTGGTCAACAACTCAACATCCGAGGTGCCGGAAAGATCGCCAAAGCGCATGAACACGCCATCCAGCGCGCGGCAATAGGCTTCGGCAATAATGAAATTGTCTGTAGTGAGCTGAATGGGGATCGTTTCCTTGATCCCGAGCTGGTGAGTTTCATATCCGGGCTTCGCCTTATTGTTCAGCGTCCCGGCAGGCATATTGATCAGCGGGGCCAGAGCGACGGCGCCCTTAATCGTCTTACTGCCCCGCACGGTCTTAAAATCGTGGACCGTTCGATAGATGGCATCGTCCAGATCGTCGAATCTATCCATCATGTGGATACCCTCCTGATATTCACGTTGTTTCAATCAGGGTTGCTGGCTATCCTCGTGGCGTCAGGTAAACTGACGGCGAGGTGAAAAGGTGCACACAAAGCCAGTAACCTCACGGCCCGTTCGGTGTTGCAGCACCGGGCGGGCCCCCTTTAATTAACCTACTTTTTTATGTGATTCCTGGCCGTGGATGCTTTCATTCAGACGTTTTACAACTTCGGAGTTGAAGCTACGGCCGTTTTGATGCGCAAGTTTCTTGATCTTCTCATGCGTTTCTCCGGGGAACCGCACGGTCACAGAGGTATCTTGTGCGCTGGCAATATTCTTAATCTGCATAAGAGCCATCCTAATAAATGATTAAAAAGTGGTTACACGGTGTAACCATTATGATTACACGGTGTGCGGATGGCTGTCAACAAAATAATGGTTACACTGTATAACCATGACTAGAGATATAAATCCGTTCGGACTCAGGATGCCGCCCGCCCTGCGCGAAAAGATCGAGTCGGCTGCTGAAAAATCACGGCGTAGCCTAAACGCCGAGATCGTCGGCAGGCTGGAGGATTCCTTTGCCACTCCTGATTATTCAGTCAAAGAACCGCCCAGGGTGGTCACTTACTCTCAGGGCGTAGAGGAACAGGCTCCAAATGAAAGCCTGCTGCAAAACGTGTTGGAGGTGGTTGAAGAAATCAGTGCAGAAAGAGGGCTCGTTCTGCCTCCGGGTAAAAAGGCCCACCTGATCAAACTGATCTATGATGAAATCAGCGAGAGCGTAGAAAATAAAACGATCAATAAATCACGGGTAGTCAGTCTGCTTAAACTGGCAAGCTAACAATAAGGAGAATTGCGTGGAGAATTTAAAACAGGAGATCAGGGAAATAGCAAGCAGGCTTATGCCATCAGTGGGAAATCAGAACGCTCATCCATGCCCTGTGTCTTTGGACCTTAACTTCACTATCCATTTAAAAAAAAATAGACATAGTTGGTAATCGTCAACTATAAAAAAATACCTTACTGCCTGATTCCGTCACAAAACAAGGGACTTTAGTATGGTTAATATCTTAGGGCTTTCTTCTGTTTTGGCATTTATCCTCGGTGCTGGTGCTTTTTTTGTCTGGCAAGATCCGTTGCATATTATTGCCTCCCTCATCCTGTTTCTGATCTCTGCAGTATTCTTCTGTGGTGGTACTACCCTGGAGGCACTGAATAAAATCAGCAAGCAATTACCGCCGGCACCACCAGAGGACTAATATGAATCGTCTATTTATATTGTTCTTCATTGCTGTAGCCACTAGCGGCTGCACCACGCTGTCACCAGATCGGTACCATGTTTCCATGTCTGTGAATCAATCGCTCAGGCAATACAATGGTACCCATGCCTATATCGCAAGCATGGTTCCGGTATCTGAATTTAATGCCGACTGCAGGGGTACGGTCCCTATCAAGTTCCTGGATGACGAGACGATTAACCGGTTCATTAAAAATGCATTCAATGATGAACTGAGATTTGCCAATATTTACGACGAGGAAGGCAGGCGTCTGAACGGACAACTGGATAAGGCTATGTTTTCATCCTCATCAGGGCTAATCAATGGCTGGTGGGACCTCGCCATAACGCTGACCGATCCGCAGGGCAAGAGCCTGTCAGTTGAGAATAAATACAGCTTCGAGAGCGGCTTCGATGGCCGAACAGCCTGTGACAGAACGGCTCAGGCCCTGGTGCCAGCCGTGCAGGACCTCATCGAAAAAGTGGTAACGCATCCGGAATTCGCCGAGCTGATAAAATAATCAGCGCCGGATACCCGCACCGTTTTTCCAGCCGTAGTCCACCACCATCACGCCCGGCGGACCGGCGCGTTCGAGCTGAGTATTGGTTATATTCATAGCGCCGCTACCGATCAGCTCATTCAGGCTAAATTCAGCGCAATCACACAGACCATTTAATTTCCAGGTAATATCCGCTACAGGATCTAACAGCACCACGGTATGCCCCGCAGGAACATTAACGAAGGGATGCGGGATCAGCCCCATGTCTGCATTTTTTATTTCCTGGGTAACCTCTTCCTCGACAGTCTCTGAGGCAGAAAATGCATCGCCATATTCAGCAATAATGTCCACATCGGACTGACTGATCGCAGTCCCGGCGCTTATCTTTTTATTGACGGCATCGAATGCCCTGGCAATCGCATCAACCTGTTCAGGCATTTTACGACGATAGCGATAGGATTTTCCGTTTCGATAAAAGTCCGGCTTGATCAGCGTTGGGCCATTGTAATGCCAGGGCGCCTCGGTAGCGGAATAAACGGAAACGACATCGCCGGACTGATTCACCAGCGCAAAAATGAAACGGCCTATCTCGCCATCGCCTAAATTATACGGCCTGGATGCCGTGATATATTGCTGGCGCGCATAGACTACCCGGTTATTATCCGAGCCCAGGGTGAAATACGACGCAAAGGATAAGGGCAACAAATAGTTCACGCTTGAACCAGTGACATTAACCGGACCCAACAGGGTCGCCATCCAGGTGCTGGCATCGGTATTATTTCCGCGAGTCTGCGGCATAAACCCATATAACCCGCCCGGCAGGGTGAGTACCTGATGGCTGATTTGAGAGAGAGAAATCTCCCCTGACGTGGTTTTCAGCTCTGCCTGCCCAATTGAGTTGGACGGTATGCCGTCCAACGCAGCAAGGGCGCCTGCATCGCTGATGGTGTTCAGTAATTGCGTGCCGGTATGGTTGCCTCGGTTCAAAAGCGCGGAACTGCTGAGTCCGCCAACGGTAGCCGCATTCGGCACCGTTCCGGTAACCTGTCCTCCAGGTATGCCCACTCCAGTCGGTATATTGCCGGAGCCGTCCAGCATTAGCGCATTATTCGCTCCGGTGCCTGTCGCCTCGATCATGGCCTTAACCTTAAGCACCAGCGCATTCAGCTGCGCCCGCGCCTGATCCGGGCCATCGGTCCCCTGATCAAGATGCGAATTGCCTAAATCATCGCTTGGGTACGTCATAGTTTAACTCCTACAGGCCGATCACATCGGCATCGATTACAGCGTCAGCGAGTGCGTTACTGCTGTTGTAAATACGAATTCTTGGGCCGGTAGTGGCGTCCTTGTCGATCACCTCCCAGCTCCATCCTGCCCCCACGTTCTGCAGCGCCAGATTCACGATTTTGATAATGTCGTAGACCTTCGAAATCGGTAGACGAATATCGCCCACGCCGATTCTGTAAGCGCCGGTCAGGGTCGCTGTGTTCAGGTCGTTGATCACTTCGGAAACGATATCGGCGCTGAGGATAATCAGCATCTGGGCCATACTGGCCAGACCGCCGGCATTGGTGACCGTAATCCGGATCCTGATATAGCGCGCAGTGATCTGCGGCCCGATCGTGGACCAGGATGAATAAGCAACACCGTCATCGCTGTGCGCCTCCTCGATAAGAAACACCCCATCGCCAGCGGCGGAAACCAACGGCGTAAACTGGGTAACAAAGCCCACGTCGATAGCGGAGTGCTCATAAACAATGGGCGACTTAGGCGCTCGTGCCCAGCTAGTCCAGGTATCCCAGGTAATGCCGTCGGTGGCAAAGTCATCCCAGGTCTTCGAGTCCTCGGCGTAAATGTTGCCGTCATCCGAGACCCAGCAATCGGTGAGCGTGCCGGGCCAGCCTATGGCGCGCGGGTCGACCACGGCCACCGCGTTCTCGATGCGTGGATTGCCCAGAGTTGACTGGATGATCTGGGCGTTCTCCGATTCGTTGCCGGAGGTATCCACCGCCTTGATGCCGGCGGTATAGGTGCCGGCGGCGAGCTGGTTGGTCTCCCAGGGCAGGGCCGTGATCAACCCTTCATGCACCGGTGCGAGCTGATCCCAGCTCAGGCCGGTGCCGATGGATGCCCTGATGACATAGCCGGCAAAGTCCGCCGGCACATTGCCCGGCAGCAACCCGCCCGAAAACTCACGGGTGCCGTCCGCCTGGCGCTGTACCAGGAACGAGTCACAGTCCGGAGGCGAAGCCTCCTTGCCGATGACCGTATAAGAGATCAGATCCCGCCCGGCATCGCTGAATTCGCCCTGGGCGTTGAGCACGGTAACCTGAATATCGATATTCGCGCCCTCGCTCCACTGGAATTCCGTGCGCCGATCCAGCGTGCGATCCATGATCTGCAGGTCTTCACCCGAGTTACCGGCACGAATAACGGCAAAGCTGTAAGGCCCGGACACATCCCAGGCCAGCGACACGCGCACGGCATAGCTATTGCCGACCCGAATCAAGGTATCGCTCACATCCAGCCGGGTCAGCGTCGGCGTAATGGCCTCCGGCGTCACCGGGACATGGGTATAGGTATTCAGCTCGGAAAGATAATAATCGTCGTCTTCATCCACGGCCGTGAGCCGAATATAAAACTGATCCAGCGGCTGCACATCAATAATCTTCACCTTTTTGCCTGGCGTGGACTGAGGATCAAAACACCATTTGTAATCCATGGGTTGAGCCCCGGGGTTATTATCCGGCGTATATTGCTGGGCAGGCCCGGCATTTTGCCAGGTCACCGATCCATCGATGACCGTATCGCCCTCTGTCGTCGGCCATACAGGTTCCAGCGTATCGGTAGTTCCGGCTACCGTGCATACATAGTAATAGCCATTATGTGTGGTTGGCCGGCACTCGTCGTCCAGGGCCTGGGCCGTACCGGCAGCCCAGGCGTCTTTTACGATCAGGCTGACGAGGTCGATGACTGCTGACTCTCCCATCTGATAGGTAACCGGGAAAATATCCTCGCTACCATTCGGATAGACCAGGCGCAGGTAATGATCGAATCCGGGAGAAAAAGGCACATCACGATCCAGCACTAGCTGGTCATTGCCGCCGGAGAGCAATCGGCCGGAATAACCCCACTGGGTCAGGTCATGCGAGAGGTTGACCACGTCGCCACGCGTGGCTACCAGGCCCTCCATGTCGGTTTCCCAGGTGACTGCGCGACGGCGAAAAATGGGTTCGGCAGCCATCAGGTTGGCCTCTCGGCCTGCCATTACCGGGTCCGTGCAGCCCAGCAACTCGGAGGTTTGCGTGTTTTCAGGAATGGTCTCGCCGGGCACCAGGCTACGCACGGTGTCCGGCTGCCAATTCAGGTCCGGGTTCACAAAATTGAGCGCCACCTCGTTAAAATCACGACGACCGGCATAATCCACCCGGAAGGAGCCCCGTCTAATGTTGGACAGACCAAAATTAGCTACTGCTGGCTGATTGGGCGCATCCCAGATCACGCCCAGTTTACCGCTGGCCCAGCTGGGGTTGCCGCGGCCGCAGCGCGCAAGAATGGCGAGCTGCTGCTCCACGCTCATCTCGCGGTCGAACACCAGGTTACAGCTCAAGCC